GGAACAGAAGAGACGTCGATGCTGAGGCGCGTAATAATCCCATTCAGAATCGACTGTTCGCTGCCTCGCGTCATTCGCGGACGATCGGGACGAAAAAAACTACCCGAACCAACGTCCGAGTAGCTGTAGAAGTTATCTGTGTTGCTGAAGGCGTTCCAGGCGTGTTTTAGCCTATCGCCCAATGATGGCATCTGGACCACCTCCTAAAAATTAAAACATATGCTATATAATCTACGTTTTATTCAAATGCGTCCTTATTAAGCTTATACGCAACGTAAGCATCCATCATAGCCGCAACTGCGTCTATCTTCTGCTCACGACGTTGCTTGTATAGTTTTCTGTTTCCGTTTGTGTCCTCTAAAACAATACAGTTGCCCATGCAAAACTGCATCAGCAACTGGTCGAATTTTAGCATCCGGTCTTCAGCAAGAATCTTCAATTCACCAAGAGGAACAGACTCGGTTTTACTTCCCTGGATGACTTTCTGGATCCCATATGGACCGTTCTCCATCGCCCAACGCTCGACAAAGTCTTTTGCGTTATATGGGTCATAACCGAAGCAGCGAACATCATAGTCAGCGTCGATGATGAACCGGTCAAGGTCGTCATAGACGTCTGTCATATCGAGAACCGAACCGTTCATAATAACCAGACTACCTTCATTAATAAAACGCTGATACTCTTGTCTCATAGCCTGAGGAAGATTTACCAGCGTTCGTTCGGTTATGTAGCTTCGACTCTTAACACCGAAAGCTTTGTCATTAAGCGGGAATAGAAATGTAAAGCTACAGAAGTCATCGCCCATGGAAAGGTCCGCACCCATTGAACAAGGCATGCCATTGAAGCGCTGTCTACGATGAGGAAGCGTCTCTTCATATGTGAAGAAGTACGTATAACCCTCCATCGGAATTCCGAATCTCTTTGCCAGGATCTCGTTTCGGGATGACGGGTTATGCTCGGCCTTCTCCACCTCTCGACGATATGTCTCATACGTAACTGTGATACCAAGGTTAGGATTGGCTTTGACCCACATGTTAGGGTCATTAATCTCAGAGATGTCGTCTAACTTGTAAAACCAGATGCTTACATGAGGAGCATAATAGTCACCCTTGAGGATGTCCATTAACTCCATTTTGATAGAATCTCCGACACCGTTTCGAACCGTTCCCTCAGAACTGGTTGCAACGATAACATAGTCATCGATTCCACCTTTAGCCGCACCCTGTTCAAGAGCCGTGATCGGGCTTTCTCGAATCGTGCCTGAAAGCCACTCGTCGATCGTTGCAACTTTACATCGTAAACCCTGAAGCTTATCTATACTCATTGGGCGAACCTCAAGATAAGAACCAGTTAAGAAGTTTTCTATACCTTTCTTAGTGGATGCAAGCTTCTGTCGAGTTGCTTTCGAACCTGTCGTATTATTGAGACTTCCTTCTGTAAGAAATTGGAACCACGGACCTTTGGCTCGAGTGATAGCAGTACGAATCGGAAACAGAACTTCTTCGGACTGCTTCATTGTCGGAGCCGTGGTTACTTGCTGAGTGGTTGACGTGTCGACAGTAAGGAAGAACGATTGCACATCAGAGTCGTACATGGTCTTTGCGCCGCCTCGTCCGAGGACAATATATTGAACCTTAGTCAGTCTCTGAGGAATAGTCTTATTAACGAATCGTCCGCCATGACCATCAGGGTCTTCTTCCCAGACACTTCGTTCAACAAACTCGTACCAGCTTAACAACTGCTCCGCCCAGAGCTTGAAGGACGGAAGCACAACCATGTCTCCGCCATCGGTCAACGTGAGCTCCGATTCGCAGAAATCGATAAAGCCCTCTACGGCCTGATCGTCGTAATAGTATCTCGGATCACGAATCAGATCGTCAATACGGTTCATTTCCATTGAGATTTCTCGGCATACCGGGATTTCCCCACGTAGTACTCGCTCACGGAACTCACCGTAGTATTTGGGCGTTGCAGTGTTAGATAGCATTTACTTTCTCCTACCTAAAAGATCGCTAAGGTCTTGAGGAGCTTTTGTAAACTCCACATTATCTACGTGTACGGTAGAAAACTGACTAAAAGGAGTATCAGAATTATCTTTAACCCAACTAGTAACTGTTTTAGGAGGAGAATAATTTGACGGAGGGGCGGAATTCTTAGCGTCTTTTACAAAATCAGATCCGCTAGAAACTGAATCCGACACTGTCTTGGCAGTACTTACATCTGGAGATTTAAACGTCGGAGCCGGAGCCTCGTTATCTCTAGTAAAATCAATACCACCAGGTAAATCTTTAGACGACGTATTCTTCTGTGAACCGCTCTGGTCCGATGTCTGCTTCTTAGATTCACCCTGATTTTGATTCTTTTGATACCCGTTTGAATCTGTAGTTGAAGCTTTTTTGCCAGTCCACTTTTCGCTCTCAAATAATTCTTGTCTTCCTATTGCCTTACCGAGCTCTTCTTTTGTAAACTCGCTCGAATGTTTCTTGAACCAATCAAGATCTTTTGTGCGAATAAGCTCCTCAACTTCTGCTTCTCTTGCCGCCTTCTTTTTACTCTGCTCAAGATTAAACAACTTCGTCTGATCATCAGCAGAAAGCGGCTTATCACCTTTTCGATTATTATCATCCGCGCCTATAATCGGCATCTTATGATCCTTATTAAATGCATTATTTGCCTGAGCAACGAGATTATACAGATTCTTAACCGTTTCGCCGGCGCTTTTAAGCTGACCGCCAGCATCGATAATGGCTTTAACTTTCTGCTGTCCGGCCGCAACGTCTTTAGCTCTCAGATCAGAAAGTGTCTGCTCATCACGAATTCGCTGAACAGCGTATGCTATTTCTTCTCTTGTCAATTCACTAGAGAATTTCTGAACCTCGGCAGTTTTGCCAGAGTTGATAGCTGCTTTCTTTGCCTCGTCATGCTCGGCAGCCTGCTTCTTTGTCATACCACGTTCTAAGTTCTCTACGGTTCCATAACGTCGAATACCAGCTTTTGTTAAAGAACCGTCCCTATTCTGAAATCTGCGGATGCCCCACTTCATTCCAGGGATGCCGTAATGGTAAATCTCATTAGAATAGACATACCGCACGTTTTCATCCACCGCCTTTCTGAAATAGAGGAGAGCCCACTTTTTAGCAGGCCCTCCTCAGGATTTAGCTTAGCCTCTCATGTTGCGAATGTAGTCAGCCACGGCCATCCGATCTCTGTCATTGAGACCCTCAAGCATGCCTTCCAGTCCATCCGTACGAGAATAGCGGTCGTTGTAAGAGTTCCCGTACATCGGGTATCCGTTGCTCCTACCGCCATTCATGCCATTTCTGGAATCAGCGTAGGCATAGGGGTAACGAGGCGGAAGCTCAGTAAGAGCCCAACCCTTCTGGGAATATCCGCCGTCTTCGTTCCAGCCATACTTAATGCCGTCATCCTCGAAATGACGAATCTTGTGCATGAGGCAAATTGCATCAAGACTCGCTTTGATTTCTTCGCGGGAAAGAGAATCCTTCTTATTAAGGGTCTGGATCTCTTTACCAACCTTGTCGTACAGAGTATCAATATCCTTTTTAAAGTCAGTCATAGAAACCACCTCCTCAATAAGATACGACCAGATCCGGCCGCGAGAAGGCGATACTAGCTCCGGCCTGGACCGTGATCGGCTGATCGCTAATGTTGCGAACAGCAATTGTTTCGCAGCAGCCGCTCCAAATATCAACCATCACATGACGACCGACATTGAAGAACTCTCCAACGGCAGCCGGAGTGACAGTCATGATACCGTCCGGAAGAGTCGACCCGTCAAGCGCAAGCGCCAGCGAAATCTCTCCAGCCGTACCATCAGTAGCTACTGCAATGTTTCCGCCGAATACAACATCGTATTTTGCGGATTTTGTCCGGCAGCGGCACCCACAACGATTGGGGACTACGCCAGCCAGAAGAAAGTTGCCCGACCCATTGCGATGGCGAACAAATCCGCGATTGCAAGGAGACGGAGCGAGGTCAAACGTTACGGTTTCACCAGGATTGACAGTCTGGTCAATGCTCGTGCTATATTCAGCCATGCTGCCCACCACCTTTACGCGGCGGAGCAACCACAACCGTTGAAGAGCTGAGAGCAGCAATTGGGGTTCTGCACCGTGTACGCAGGAATCGGCGCAGGATTCACGCGATTGACGGCATTGTTGATAGCATTCTGAACGAACGCATCCTGAGCCGTCTGAGACTGAGCAAACTTCAGAGCGTTGACTTCCGCAAGGAGATCTGCATTGCGCTGCTTCACGCCATCGAGCTCAAGCTGGCAGAGCTTGTCGTTGATGCTCTGGAAGCCATTGCTGGCGAACGTCTTCAGATCGTTAAGAGCCGAAGTCACAGCGGCACGATCCGCGCAAGCCTCGGTAGCGACCGTATACTTCAGGTCGGCCGTGGCAGCACGATTCTCGCAGCAGCAGTTCTGCAGAGACATCGCAAGGCCATTCATAGCCGCAGTAGAAGCAGCCTGATTAGCGTTGAGAGCCTGCAGGACATTAGTCTGACCGTTGCAGCGAGAGATCTCCGCATTTGCGAAACCGTTAGAGACCTGTGCAGTAAGACCATTAAGACCGCCCATTATGGCACTCTGATCGAAGCCACGCTGAACATCGCCATTGGTCCCCTGCCCGATCAGCCAGGGCATAGCGCCGCCGTTACCAAAGCCATTTCCCCATCCACCATTCATGGCGAACAGAAACAGGACAATCAGCCACCAAGCGCCATCGCCGCCCCAACCAAATCCGTTGTTTCCAGCACCCATCACAGCCGCCACATCGGCTGCAGACAGGCCACCATTACCATTATCCGCGATAGACATATTTTACCCTTCCCTAGGATATAAATTTATACAAACTCCTGGCCAGAAAAGTTGTATACTTAATAATTCTTTCCAGTCATGCGGTTCGCCATCTGACGAAACTGCTCAAACTGAGTCGAGCTCATGCGACCGGAATTGATGAGTTGCTGCACAGCCTGGTAGGGAGAATTTCGAACATTGGCGTCAAGCCCCTGAAGAAAATTACCAAACTGCTGATTCATCTGGGGGCTGCCTAGATTAGGAGTTCCCCCATTTTGACCACCATTAAACATGTTAAATAAGGAATTGCCCACAACAACGCCTCCTTACTTAGACGGTGAAGTCAGGTCCTCCAGCATCTTCTGCATGTCGGACATCTGCTTCATGAGCGCTCCTAAATCCTCAGTCGTTGCATAGGTCGGAGGCTTAGGCGGCTCTCGTTTAATGTAGTCGTACGTTTCAAACGCCTGGAGATTTCCCTGAATGTCAAGCTTCTTCACGTAGAAGATTGGGTCTTCAGTA